CAAAGGCAACTATGATAGAGCCAAAGCACGTGGATTAGACAACAAAACATCCAAAGTTATACAAGCAGTGGGACTTTGGGGCGGAATGAGAGCATTTGGTTGGGCTAATTCACAAATCACAAAGTTAGAGAAAAAATAGCATTTTTGATAAATAATATTGTAGACTAATAATGCCATTTTAGTTTATAGCAATAACAAGTTGTAGCCAATTTGTTATTCCTCCTAACTATATATTAGGGTAGTGTTGTTTCCAGTGTAATGACTATGAGCTCCAATTCAAATGCATTTTACACTCCACAATAAGCATAATCTGTCATATTTGAACTCCATTTAGATAAGTTAAAACGGTTATGTTTGCCAAGTAATATTGATCTATATCAATTGATTTTCATAAATTCCCGGTAGAAATACCCCACTACCCACTTTATTTAATAGTGTAAAAATCCTCATAGCAATATGGGGATTTTTTTTGACTAAAAAGTTTGACAAAATTGTGCTTTTTTGATAAATATTAGTATGAACAATCAATTGAAGATAGAACAATACCTCACCTTAATAACAGTTATTGAATCTAACAAACAGTGTCTACGTAGCAGACAACGTGATGCCCTTGTGGGTATGAAACGCAAACTGCAAAAAGGCATCTGTACAGAAGAAGTGACCAAAAGAGTTGATGGATTGTTCCGCTTTATACAATCACAACAAGGAGCATAAAATGGCAAATCAAAAAAAATTTACCAACTCACCAGAAGGTAATATTATAAAACTACAAAATAATAAAACAATAAAACAACAAAATAATAAAACACAAAACTTAATACATATTTCTGGTGATGAAGTCACCAGTCAAATTGGGTCTTCTGACCCTAACTCTTTGACGGGCACCAGAGGTGCTAGTTTCTCATATGAAAAATTATATAGAGAGGAGGCCCTGAAATTGAAAGCAGGAAAATTACCTTTTTATGTAAGTGTGAGCATAAAAGGTGTAAAAAGCCTGGGTGCTAGAAGAGAAGTAAATATAGATGTTATACCTAACAGTGCTGACAAACCTATATTTTTAAAAAGTTTTACTGTGAACAAAGGACTCAAGTGGGAATTGTTTAGAGACTTGCCCAAAGAAGAGCAAACACAGTATGCATGGTGTTCAGTTGGAAATGCATTTGAGTCTGCAGACCATATCAAAGCAGGTAAAATTATCACAAGACGCAAATTTAGAACTGTGCCAAAGTTTAGAATATCAAATTGTGCATGTATAACACAAGATTGTGTGGATGGTGTGCTGGTGAATTTGTTTTTTGGTAACAGTGAAGTAGAAATAGTGGCAAATCCAGTAGACACTGAATTTTTCACGTACAAAGGTGATTGGAAAAATCCAATTGATGACATGGAGGTGTTGTGATGATAACCAAACTGAAAAAACACAACAATCATCCAGTTAAAATTGATTATGAATGGGTAAATGTACATGGACAACCTGCTTTAGTGTGTGTGAAATGCAAAAAATGGATACAATGGATAAGTAAACGTGACATATATCATATTTGTGGGATAGAAGCACGTGAAATTCAGCAATAAAAAACCGTTTGTGTGGAGCAATGATCAACAACTAATAGAACATCTACAAATACAAGAATTGTTAAAGGAGTTTGAATATCTCATGTACTGTGAACGGCTCAAAGAACACTATTCAAAGTCAAAACCACCCAAAAAGTAACTGTTTGATTAAATACTGTTATAACGTAGGCAGTAACAATGACAGTAACAGAATCACACTTTGTAGAGTTATCAAAAACATTTGACACATTGAGAAACTCACCAAATTATCCATGCGTACCATACTTTAAATATGTTAGAGGACAATGGTATAAGTATGGATATCTCACAGAACAACAAGCACAATTTATTCTAGATTGTAGCAGTATGAACAAAGCAGAACTATATCAAAAAGCATACATTCAGGGCAAATGGTATGATGTTGAGCCAAAAGATATCAAATATTACAACTTACAGCACAATAAACTGGTAAAAAAATGCATACATAGATAAATAACTATGCAAAACACAGTGCAAGGCACTGATATACAGAAGTAGCAATTATGACTGAGCAAACTGAAAAAACTCCATATGTAGTAAAGAACGTCAAGTACGGTGAAAAAACTGTCACAGGTAGAGTTGTGGGCAGAAACAAAGTGGTTATACCAGAAGAACAAGTTGCTCAGTTAGCACAACTTCATTGCACAAACAAAGAAATGGCAGATTTTTTTGAGCTACCACTACAAACCTTTGTGGACAACTTCCGTGATATTATCACAAAAAACAGAGAGATCACAAAGCAACGTTTGAGAAAAGCTCAATTGGATCTAGCATTGAACAAACATGATAGAGTTATGTTGATTTGGTTAGGTAAACAGATGTTGGGACAATCAGATGCCCCAATTTCAGAAGAATCAAATCAAGTTTTACCATGGAATACAGTTGTTGAGGAGGATACTCAACATGAACAAGATCAACCGTGAGGTGGGCCGTAAGACCTAATTGGTATTGAAAGTGATAGCAGTAAAATATTTCAATTAGGCAGGCTTTTTTAATTGGAGATATGTAGATATGAGAATAAGTTCAGAATTCAAAGATAAAATCAAATATGCACCCAGTGCAGGCAAATTTAACACATGGCTATTTTTAGGCATCAGTTTAACATGGGGTCACATGTTAGACCTTATTTCACCATGGTGGTTACCACTTACTGTGATTAGTATAATGCTTAGTTATGGTTCAGAAATCAAAGAAGATCAAAACAAAAATTCACTGAGCATCTAATGGCACAGTTCAAAAACTGTAAAAAGCCAGGAATTCCAGGTGAGCCACACTATGTGACTGATGTACCTGAAAAGTATATCACCAAATTCTATGACAGAATACAAATTCAGCCAAATGGTTGTCATTTCTTCCAGGGCAATACTCAAAACACTGGCTATGTAAACTATTACTACTATAGAACATATGACAACAAATTGCGTTTTATCACTGCACATAAATTTGCCGCATTGATGAGTGGTAAGTTTACTGAAGATCAAATCAACAACTATTGTGTGTTGCACCATTGTGATGCTAACTATAAACCAAATGATATTTCATATAGACAGTGTGTAAATCCGGATCATTTGTGGAGTGGCACAGTGCAAGACAACATTCAAGACTGTATTGATAAAGGTAGATATGTTAAGCCACCTAGAATGATAGGTGAGGACAACTACAATGCCACTATCACACAAGCACAAGCAGAATGGATCATTGAGAATCATTACAAAATTACACAACAACGTATGGCAGAGATACTTAATTGTTCACCTAGCACAATACAAGCCATACACATGAACAAAACATGGAAACACTTGGCTAGATGATGGATATGAATGACATCAGAGACATTATTCTACAGTGGGAAAGAGGATTTGACAGTGAAGAAGAAAAGATGTTTTTCTATATGAAACATCACAAAACACTGCATGAAGAATATTGGGACTTATTACCCATGGGCACTGCAATCCGTGACCATCCGTGGGACAAATATGATGACTAAAACATGGTTTGATTATGATGGTGTTCAATTGTGTAGTCACAGAGAACAAAAAATATTGTACACACGGAGATTTGGAGATAACCTAATTGGATATATCAGCATACCCAGAAACAGTTCAAAGTTTCACAGAGGCATATATGGCAGTGAACAGAACAAAAGTCAATGGTCAAAAACAAACACATGGTATGCAGTTATTAGAAACCCTAGACATAGATTGATAAGCGGCTTACAAGAGTGTGATAGAAGAGTGTTGAAATCAAACAAAACACCAGATAGATTGATGATAGATTTGCTGAGAGATCCGGCACGTTTTGATGAACATGTGGAACCACAAGCATTCTTCCTCAGTCAATCACCTAAACCACCATTGTTGTTTAACTTTCACAAACAACGTGAACAGATGTGTGCATATTTTAAACATGAACCCAGTTTTGTACAACGTGTTCTGCCAGTAGATCCACCACTCAAAGACATTAGGCAGTGGAGCATAGAACTCATTGACAGATGTATTGAAAAGTATTATGCTACAGATGTTAAACTGTGGGAGACTGTGTGCAACTAAGTCCAGCCCAAAAAACCATATCTAATTCAGATGCACGTTTTAGAGTAGCCGCTTGTGGTAGACGTTTTGGCAAAAGTTTCTTAGCCATAAATGAAGTAGCCAAGTATGCCAGAATGCCCAACCA